AACCCCTGAATAAGATTGAAACCTTTGCTCACAATCCTTTGCAACTTCCTCATATCTGGTTTGTTTTTCTTGCCTTGCCTCTTCTTGGGCTTGCTTTATCTTGGCTTGTAAATCTTGTCTTTGATCTGGTGAGAGTTTGTTGACCGCAGCTGAACTCCATTTAAACTCCGTCCCCGTTCTCCAATTTCCGTAATTTGCGAATATGTGATTATCGACAACATTAATAACATACCAACCCGATTTTTCATTGCCTTTGTCTGGTCTAACTCCTGAAGTAGCTGTAACGGAAACTCGAACCAAGTCTCCTGTTGTGTTTAAGAAACCGACATTTAAACCTATCGCTTGCATTTCTGCAATAAGGTCTTGTTCATTTCCTCTGTTTTTTTCTAAATAATTATTGTCTTTGACTAATCCGTATCGTTCTTTATATTTCTTGAGATCCATCTACCCCGTTCCTTGCTTGCTCATTTGCATAATTAAGATACTCACGAATTATCTTATTAAAAAAATTCATGCGATCTTCCTCTGTCCAATCACGCAACGCCCAGCTTTTATTATCTTTAGATATTTCTATATACCTATCCCTTGATTGTGCCTTTGCATACGCAACACCTTTCTCAGAAACTTGAGCAATGTTTTTTAATTTATTACCTTTGACTATTTCTTTTTGATGTTCCACGCAACAAGCTCCGTACCATTTATCCTCAAACTTTGTAAGTAGGCCGCCTACGGGGTTAAAACAATAACCACATAGGGAAGGCCTATCTACACTTAAAAATTTAAAATGGGATGTTTTCATCGCCTGATTCTTTAGTTTCAGGTTCAGATTTCTTTTCCGATTTTACAGGCTTAGATTTAGGTTCTAGCCAACCTTTGCCTTTACCGTCATCAATAGCTGGATAGCCCTTGTCATCAATAATAACATTGGCCCTCACTTTTGATCCCACTAGATCGCTACTGTCATCGGGAAAACCATCTGGAAACCCACAAACTTTTGCAAGTTTATCCAGCGATTGTAAGCCGATCTCAATAGCTTGTTCACTCGTATCATGCTCTAAAGTAAAAGAATGACCGACCAAAAAGTTAGGCTTGTCAACAACTCTAAAAAAAACTTTTAGAGCAACCCAACCATTTCTACCCTCTATCTTTTCATCCTGTGCATACTCAAAGTCATATACACCTGGCTCAAGAGTTTCAAGGGCTGTAGCATCCCTTTGTTGTTTATATTTACTTAATTCCATTTTTTCTCCTATCCTGGATCATAACTGTGGTAATCATTAAGGTACTTAATGAGATCCTTGCAGTCTTGGTTAATAGCAATGAGATGATGAAGGCCATCTATCGGTAGATCATTATTATCAGGGTTTATAGTGTCTATAAGTGTAGATAATAATACATCTATCGTTGTCAAAGCACCTTTGCTTCTGGTGACATCATCAACTCTACTCATCTTTACCGCCTATCATGGCTGATCGAATCTCCTTCCAATCAAACGGTAAAGTATCTGGAAGTGCATATCTATTCTTCGCAAGAAACGCAGGTTTCTCACGACAATAGGCTATAACATCTCCAGCTACGGCTTTTGTTGTCATCGTGCCACCCTTACCTTGAACTTTAACAGTACCAAGTTTATAGTTAGCAAAGAAACAACAATCGCTGTTCTCTAAAACTAAATCCGCAGCTTTACGGTGCAGTTTTAATTCATGTCTATCGTATGGCTCAATCTCGGGTGATTCAAACCTTTTGATTTGATTGTGGCCTATCTGCAAAGTAATCATGCCTTTGTCCTCTCTAAGAGTGTTAAGCAAATCTAAATATTGTCGCCAATATTTCAATACTTCTACATAACCTTTACCATAGCCAGGTTGCTCAATAGATCGCCAGCCATTATCTTGACAGGCTTTATCCCATATCAATGGTTCTAACCAATCAAGTGAATCCACAACAACGGTTTTGTAATCGTGATCTTCCTTTACCAAATCTTTGAGATAACCCATAGCATCTTCAAAAGATTTACATAAAGGAAACTGAGGTGCTTCAATCGTACCCATACCATCTTCTGTAAGTATAAAGATAGGTTTAGGCATTGTTGATCCAAAGGTTGTTTTACCAATACCAGCACCACCATAGACAACAAGTCTTGGCGGTTTCTGTTTCGATTTGGTTCTAATATCAGCTAGACTCATTTGACCACCTCTACTTTTTTCTTAGGTTCAACAGCTTTTTTAAGTAAGTTGCTGTAATGTTTTGCAAGAATGTCTAGCTTTTCAACTTCAAAGTTTGCATTGCTGACAATCTCATTCTTTTGTCTATTGATTAACATAACCTTGTCATAAACAAGTCTATGTTCTTCAGACAAATCGCTTACTTTATATTCTTTGTCGTCATCGGCAAATGTAAAAGTAAGTTCTTCATTATTATCGGACATTATTTTTCTCCCATATTTAATTTATAAGTTTCACAAAGACTGCGCCCATTGCAGAATTTGCAATGATCCCCGAATACATATTCAGGGTTTTCCTCAAAACAGGCTTCCGCCCGTGGTTTTAAGAAATCGTATCCCCAATTCACAAGGTTTTCTGCTGTGGTTTCCCATGTCTTGACAGCCTTTTCCTTCTTAACGCCTCGTGGTTGGACTATTGTTAGTTCAATCTTGGTGTCTGTATCTCCGTATCTGGACAACGCACCAAGCCCATAAATCATTAGCTGATAATTGTTTTCAGGTTTGACAGGCCATTTACCAGACTTTAAATCAATGACACATATTTTATCTTTAGCCAAGATAATCGCATCTGCTGTTCCCCAACAACTATCTGTTATTTCATCTATTGATACTTGTTCTTCAATCAAAAGTTTGCCGTCAAGCTCTTTTGCCTTTGCTTGCACATACTCTGTATAGGTTCTAGCACAATCAATCATTTCTTGATCTATCTCAATCTCAAAATCTTCAACACTCTCTACTTTACCAAGCCAATAATCCTCTAATGTTATGTCGCCATCTAGTCTATCCTTCATTATGATCTCACTTATTTGGTGGACCAATGTACCTGTAACTGCTGGTATAGATACCTGATAGGGTACTTGTGCAGCTAAATTAGGCATACCTGGACATCTCGTCCACTTGTCCGAAGCTGATGGTGATAATAAAGCATGTTTACTAGGCATTACTGGAAATGTAAGACTCTTTTTCGTAATTTATAACATCATCGAGGTCATAGTAAATTTTGCCTGTAATCTTCCAATGATTAGGCCTTTCACCTTTGAGCCTTCTGTTATCAATAGTTTTCTTAGTTACACCCCACCTTTTAGCGAGTGCTTCCGCATCTATCGTGTTTGATATGTCAAAATCTTTTTGGTCTTTTATTTCCATCAAATTCCCTTTTTTCGTAATTAATGCTTATAATACATCAAGAATACCTAGAATGGTATAAATTTATTAATTTAATATAGGAGATTAAATGTCGATTGATAATGCTACAAGAAGGGAATGGGATGAAGCCAGAAAGGGTGAAGAGTGGGATCAAGAAATTGACAGGTTGCCAATCAATAATCAGGTGGGCGGTAATCATTACAACCACTTGAAGATTCAACCTATTGAGTATGCTTACGCAAACAATCTAAGCCCATGTCTTACAGATGTTGTGCAATACATAACCAGAAGTAAGGGTGAGGAAAAAGATAGAATTAGCGATCTTATGAAAGCTAAACATTCTATCGATCTTGAATTACAGTTAGTTTATGGCTGTGATAAAGATGGCAATAGGATTGGTAAGTACACCAAGGAAATCTCCATATAGGAGTAATTATGAGCAACTTTTTTGACTTTGACGATAGCATCGAAAATGAAAGAAAGAACGGGCAAGCTCTGTATTTAAACAAGTATCTTGTTCATTCTTTAAAAGACTTTGCTAAGTCAACCAAGAAAGATCCTCGTGTGTTGGCGGAGTATTTTTTATCTCTAGGGATAAACTCCGCTAAACATTATGAAGATCAAAAGATTAGATTTGATATTAAAAATTTATAATTAAATATTATCTAATATATCGTTAAGGTTCTTTACAGGATCGTTGTTCTTCATGTGTTCATCGGCTATGGTCAACTGGTTTTGATCCATAGGTTTTATAAAAACTACATTTCTATGAAGCAAAGAAGCTAGAGCAAAGATATCTACAGCTTGTTCTTTGTAGTTTCTGTTTTTAGTATTTGCACCTCTCCGCATATCAAACCGCCAGTTTTTTCTACTTTTTTCTATCTTTGATTGAGTTTTAACTTGGACTTTGTAGAGTTTGTTGTTGTGTTCAAAGACTAAATCAGCCTCAGATCCATGAGGTACAACCATAACAGTATCAGAAACTAAAGAGATAAGTGCTGCTGTGAGATATTCACCTGATCGACCAACTCTCTCTGTGGCCCTCGGCATAATTCTAAATCTCTTTTAGTTCCTCTACTACTTCTTCTACTTGTGTTTGTATAATTTCTGGGTACTTGGCCTGTATTATTTCTCTAGCCTTTTTTTGACGATCTAAAATAAGATCATTAATCTTGTCAATTTTTGCTTGTTTAGGAAGCAATTTATATCCAGGCGATTGAATAAAATTTTGTAATAATTGTTTTGTTCCTAATAACTTTTGTTGATACAACAGATCTTCGTATTGTTCTGACTTTAATTTAACGCCACCGATTAATCTTCTTGGAAATGGTGGGGTGTAACTTAAGTTTACAAACTCATTAAAAACAACATCATTTTTTATTGGACTAACATTAACAGGTGAATACTTGCCACCAAATGTTTCTTTATATGTTTTTACATCCCCAAAGATATTTCTTTTCGGTGATAAATCTTGCGATGTTCTAATATCTAAATTACCAAAGACTTCAGGGAATCGATTTGCTACAGCATCTCCAAACGATTGAGCATCTCTTAAAATTGGATCATCGGACTTCCTTTCATAGGCCACTACCGTAGGAACAAAACTTGCTACAAATCTTCTTATATTTTCTTCAGCATATCTGTCTGGATCACTTAATATTTGTATGGCATCACTTAAACCTGTTAAGAATGTTTTGTTGGTAATGTTTTCTGTGACTGAGGCGGCCAACATAGAACCTAACTCACCCAAGCTGATCTCTTCATCATTTAATCTTTTTTCATCTGCATATTTATAGATATCAACCATATCAGCCGTAATACCAAATAAAATGCCGATAGGTTCAAATCTATTGTATGAATAATATTTATCACCAACTCTTATAGAGTAAGGTTGCCAACCTGTTTCAAACATAACTGCTCTTTCTCTAGGATCAGATGGTCCTCTGCCTGTTATGTTTTCAGCAGCAGCGTGCATAGCAACACCCGCAGTAATTGTTGAACCAATAGCTAATTTTGCTCTTGCTAAATCAGCCTCACGACCACCCCTTGCTATAGCTTCTTTATATCTTGTTGTAAAAGCTGCTGTAGCTGGGAATCTTTCAAACGCATATCTAACAATATTTACTGGTGTTCTTACAAACGGAAATATATATCTTAAAGCTGGTATCTTTGCTATTGATTTTTGCAATGATGCTCCTAGCGTACCAAACTTTCCTTCTCCCAAAGGTTCGGTAAATGTTTGATATCTACCAGCCTGTATTGCATCTAAGTGAACATCTGGCGCCCATTCATCAGGGTTTTTCATTAACTCATACGCACGCTTTAAACCTTTGCCTTCTTTTTGTGCTTGCCTAAATGCTCTACCCCAAAGTTCTTGTCTATAACCAATAGATTTAAAAAACGCATCTTCTGCCACTAAGAGCTTTCCTGGGGTTCTAATGACTGATCCTATAGGACCAGGGATTACTTCTTGTCTTTGCAGTTCTAGTTTTGTCATTGGATCTAAAACTTCTCCATCAACGACAGCTTTTTTAGCGGCTCTAACACCGTCTAATGCACCGTAAACACTTCCAAGAAGTCTTGCTGATGCTTCTCCAAATGTAATCTTGTCATCACCTTTTCTTAGTTTTCCTACTAATGCTGATCCAAAATATTCAAGCGGAGTTAAACCAGCAACCAAGGTGTTAGAAAGTATGTTCACTATGTGTGTTGAAGGTGAAGATAGCAAAGAATTAATCCAATACTCT